AAAAAGAGGTTCGTTACCGACGCCGGAGCCGTTTCTATCCGAAAGGGAGTTGCTGATGATTCGCTATAACGCCAAGGGCGGCCCGTGTATGCGGTGTTCGGCGTGGCGGTCCAGCAAACAGAAATTGTGGAAGGCTAGCCGTTCTTCTGACGAGTGGTGCGCGACGTGCCAGTATTTCGCGTCGCTGCCGTCGATGCTCCGCGAGGTTTCGGAGACACGCACCGTCGAACAGGAAGTCTCCCAGCTGCATTCGGCGCATAACCGGCTGCGACGCCGGTTGGGTATCGACTACGACAGGGTTTCGGGGTAGGCGGGTTATTGATGAAAGGAGAACCCTCAGATCGGCCCGCCGACGGGCACCGGGACAGCCGAAAGGTTGGGGAAGGCCCGGTGCCCGCCCCGAACGTCTGGTGCGTGATCGTCGAATCGGCGGATAGGAGGTATCCGGGTCCGATGCGTCTCTACTATCACACCGAGAGGGCTGCGTTGGAGCGTGTCGGTAACGCTGACAAGCTAGGTCAGACAGTGTTGGGTTTGTGGAAGGGTGAGACAGTATGGGAGGAGCAGACGTGGACGTACGGTTGATGTACTGGTCGTCGGTTCTGTCTGGGCTGGCCGGGTTTCTGGTGGGCTTGTTGACAGCCTGGATTATCGACGTTACACGATGAGACGTATGGCCAACCAATATGGAGAGTGGATACTAGAGGTATATCGCGACGACCGCAGCACCGGTTCTAGGTGGCGGGACCGTTGGTGGGGACAGGCTAGACGCTGCGTGGGTTCAGTGGCTCGATACACGGGTCCCCCTCTGCCGTCGTGGCAAGTTTACGGAGGGAAAAGCTATCTCACCAGTCGTGGGGCGTTTAGGGATTTGCGGCGGATGGTGGATGGGGTGACACGATGAGTGACCCTCGGCCGGTTGAGCGGACGTTTTTGGTCGGGGAACAAGGCCCGGAACTTTTCCTGCCTGGCGGAAGGCCTGGTTTTTGGAAACGCTTATGGTGTCGGGTTGTGGGCCACCGGTTCGAGGGGCAGGTCGCCGGGTTTCGGTGGGGTTCCCGCTGCTGGAGATGCCTATGACCTTTAACGCTGCGACCCTCACCCAATCCGCCACCGGGCACACCGAACGCGACCCGTTCAGGCTGGTGCTCGAAGCCGGAGCCTGCGAAAACAGTATCGAATGGGCGTTACACGCCGCAGCTGAGGCTGCACGTCTCGGTGCTTGGGGGTTTAAGGTCCAGTGGTATCACCCGGACCGGCTGGTTCACCGGCAGGCACCCACTTACGGTGACGAACAGTTGAACGAACCGGCCCGACAGTATGACGCGTTCACTGGTGCCCTGTCGTACGGGGAGTGGCGTCCGGTCAAAGATCTGTGCGACGAGCTGGGTGTCGTGTTTTTCGCCAGCGTGTTCGATTTGGAGGCTGTCGACGCCGGCGAGAACATGGGGCTGCCGGTGTACAAGATCGCGTCCGCGGATATCACCCACCGGCCGCTCATAGAGGCCGTCAGGGCCACAGGAAAGCCGATCATCCTCAGTACGGGTGCAGCACACTGGTTTGAGGTAGAACGGGCCCTCGAGTGGCTTGACGGGGCTGACGTGACGTTGCTGGCCTGCAACCTCCACTACCCGTCGCCGCCGGACGAAGCGAACCTTGCCAGGGTGCAGTCGTTGAAGGGGATCTGCCGGAAGGTCGGTTACTCCGACCACACGAGGGAGACGGACACGATCGTCGCGGCCAGGGCGGCGGGTGCGTGCATGGTGGAGAAGCATTTCACGATCACACCGGAACTAGCGGCTGGGGATCATGCGTTCGCTGCCACACCCTCGAGCCTGACCGGATGGCAGAACCGCAGCATGACCGAGCAGCAGGTTCGCGGGTCGCCGTTGTGGGGTTCCGCAGCTATCAATCCGACCACCCAGGAGATGACTGCCCGCATGTTTGCTCGTCGGGGTTTGTATGCGGTTGAACCGATAGAACGGGGGACGGCGTTCACGTGGTTGAATGTGGGGGCGTTGCGTCCGTCCGGATGGTTGGAGCCGTGGCAGCATTACGATCTTGCCGGTAGGGAGGCTAGGCGGTCGTATTTGCCGGGCGACCCGATCTCGAACACGGAGCTGGTATGAGCGATGAACTCCGATCTGCTATTGAGTCAGGCGAAATCACCGACGACGGGCAATGGATTGGCGAATGCGAAAAATGCTGCACGAACCATGAAGGTTATCTGCCCGGCACTGTCGGCGCGCACCTTGCTTGCCTTTCGGCGCAAGCCCGCCAGTTCGGCGGCGAGATCGGCGAGCAGATCGAGGCCGACGTGGCGGCACTTAACGCGTACATAGCCCGCAAGCGTGACGAAGCGTTAGCGCGGTACTTCCGCAGTTAGGGGCACCATGAGTGATGTGACGTTTCTGTACCCGGGGCCGGAACCCGTCTCCCGGCATGAAGGCTGCCCGCTTATCGTGTTCAGAGAACGCGAAACCCAGCACCGCGCCATAGTCAACCAAGACGGGCAGATTGTCGCCGAGCAGGAGGCTTTGTTGTTGGCTGACCTGGCGGGGGAGGAGATCGCGTCGTTTGATACGGTCACGTGCCGGTGTGTGTTGCATGAGTGTGAGGTCGACACGGAAGGACTGACATGGGACAGCTGAAAGTCGTCGGCGGTTTAGGTCGCGGCGGTGAGGTGTTCTGGAACGGTGAAAGCATCTCACAGCACGTGACGGCTGTCATCATGAAGTTCTCGGCAAGCCACCTACCTTCAGCGGAACTGTCGCTACGCACGGACCAGCCTGTTGCCGAGGTCGATGACGGTCAGGCCGTCGCCTACCATGATTGTGTGTGGTGTAGGCATTGCGGCGGGCATCCTTTGGAGGATCTGTAAATGGACTGCTATCTGAAAACGTGCCCGAACCAGGCTGAGGCTGTCATCCGGTGGGTGCGGTATCCGGCGTCGAAGGACCCGGTGTGCCGTGACCATCTGCTGGCGTTTCGGACGGATGATTTGGCGAGAGTGGCTATCGGTTCGGTGGGTGCAGTGGATGCGGATTTCGCGCGTATCGCCGGAGCCAAACGGTATGGTTGAGGACGGGTACGGTTCCCACTGGACCAAATGCGGCCGTCACTGTGGTTTGCATGTTGTGCGGCCCGGCAAAGCCCAATGCACCTATGAGGGAGGGTACGGCTGCCGGCTAGAACACCGCCGGTCGTGGCCGTTCCGTCGTGTCTACTGGCGTGCCTATTTCCGGTGGCTTGAATGAAACAGACGTTCGTTGTTGGTACCGGACGGTGCGGCACCGGTTCGATCGCTGTCGCCTACCATCAGGCTGGTGTTCACGCCGGGCACGAAACCGCCCTGCATGTGATACCACAAATCTGTAACGCTTGGGTGTGCGGCCGATACGACCTGTGGCAAACCGCCAGCCTCCTCGAACAGATCCGGTTTCCTACCGTGGAGGCGTCGTATCTACTGTCGGAACTGATCGGGCCGCTCAGGTTAGCGTTCCCGGACGCACGGTTTGTGTGGGTGTCCCGCAACAGGGAGGATACGGTACGGTCGATGGTGCGGAAGGGCTGGTATGACCCTGCCGACGACATGCTGTGGCCTGTGGGGGTGGAGTGGTGGCATCGCAGCGAAACGAATGGTGGGGCGGCGAAGACGGTGTGGCCGGTGCAGGCGGCGCAGCGGACGACTCCTCCGTTGGTGGGTGAGGGCACGTGGCGTGTGTGGCGTGAGGTGCCGCAGGCGGACCGGTGCCGCTGGTGGTGGGATTATTGTCAGGAGCTGATTGGGGTTTCGCTTGCTGGTTCGGATTTTGTTGAGGTTGATGTGGACCGGGATTCGCATGTTGACGGGTTGCCGATTCCGCATGTTCGGCATTGACGTTTTGGGGGTGGTTTCTGCCGGGTTTTCCTCCCACCTGCCGGGAACCACCCCCAACCGCCCCAGAGGAGGCACTCATGCTTGAGAACGAAATCGGTATACGTTGGAACGAGGAACCCGACGGGCTGCCATATCTGCGTGAAGGAACGCATGAGACTACCCAACCGAAGCAGATGTTCCGCCGCATGAAGAACGGGCGTGTGGTCGCTTACGCCGTTCACGCACCGAAGGGATATCGCACCGCCTACCTGCGTCGCTTCTGGTATCTGCTGGACCACGACGCCGGGCAGGTCAATGACGATGGGACCTATCGGCCACCCTTCTTCCCGATCGAGGCCGTTCGGGTCGAGTCGGTGCAGGCCGGAGCGCCGTCGAAGAAACCATGAGCCATTACGCCCATGTTCAGGGAAAGAACAGGCCGCCACAGTACGCGGCGTTCGGATTGGCGAAGTATCTACGCTGGCGAGTAGCGAACGGTTACCAGATAGTTGGTCGCCTAGCCCGCCCGCCGCAGCATAGATGGCCGAACATTGAGGAAGAAATGCGGGCAGTTCACACAAAGGACCGGTACCGGGTGGTGTCCCTTGTGGACGGGGTAGCGGACGGGTACGCCATTATCGACGTGATAGACCGGTCGGTGGTTTGGGATTCTCTGTATTTGGACGAAGCCCTGTTTCTGATGGAGTAGCCCCGAACACCTGTTTGACCTTGCGGTACCCCTAGGGGTATGGGTATAGTCCAGGGTGGATGGAAGCTCGGGCTGTTATCCCAATCGAAAAACTCAACGACGAAGAACGCACCTTCGGTGGATGGGCCTACGTCGCCGTAGACAAACACGGCCAGGCGGTCGTGGACCATTCCGGCGACACTATCGACACCCCCGAAGCGTGGGACGCCCTCCGTAAAGCGTTCATCCGTTTCGCCGTTGAGGTCCGCAAAGGCGACGACATGCACCAGAACTTCGAGGTCGCCGACCTTGTCGAAATGTTCATTGTGGATAAGGACAAGCGGGACATGCTGGGCCTGCCGGAAGGGTATCTGCCAGGAGCCGGCGTGTGGGTGTCGTTCAAAGCGGCCGAGTCTCCGGAGGGTGAGGCCTTGTGGGCTGCTATCAAGTCGGGGGAGCGTAAGGCATTGTCGATTGTCGGGACCGGAGTGAGGGAGCCCATAGATGGCTAACCGTCTGATGATTAAGGAACTGTTCAGCGTCGGTGCTGTGGACGCTGGGGACGACCCGGAGGCCACAATGGTTTTTTGGAAGCGTAAGGATTCCCCCGAACCCGGGGGGGCCCCTGACGGGGTCGTGAGTGGCAGCCCCGACGAGGGCGGAACCGAGCGAAAGGACATCAGTATGGATGATGTGCTGAAGGCTCTGGACGACGAGCAGCGGGCCGCCCTCGAAGCCCACATTGAGGCTGAGGTTGAGAAGCGTGCCGCCGCCGAGCCGGAAGAGGAAGTGGAGAAGGTGCTGCCTGACGACGTGCAGGAGCTGATCGCGAAGGCTAACGCTGAACGTGATGAGGCTGTGGCGAAGGCTGAGCAGGCCGCGTTTGAGAAGCGCACCAACGAATGGGTCGCGAAGGCGATCCCGTTGGAGGACGCGCTCGGAGCGGCTGATGAGATCGGCCCGATTCTCCGTGATATCGACGAGAAGGCCCCCGAGGAGCTAGCGAAGATCCTGCCTGCCCTTGAGGCTGCCGCGCAGCGTATCGAGACGGGCGGCCTGTTCGTTGAGAAGGGCAAGGAAACCGGCGAAGAGGCTGTGGAGCCACTATCGAAGCGCGATTCCTGGGTTGAGAAGAACCGCAAGGAAACCGAGTCGCTGGCTGCCGCACGGGCCCGGTACTGGCAGGAACACCCGGACGCGATGGCAGCGAGCCGGGAGGAGGCGTAAATGGCATATTCAGAAAAGGCTGTGTGTGTTTCGTTCATCGCAGCGACCACCTTCGGCTCGACATCACTGTACAAGGGTGTCGAGATCGACGCTGAAGGGCATGCGATCGACCCGGCATCCACTGCGGTCACGTCGACTGCGGGTGTCCCGATCGGGTCGCTGTACGGGGTGACGCAGACCACCTCAACCGAGGCGGAGGCTGTTCCGGTCGCTATCGGCGGGGTGTTCAAAGCCCAGTTCGACGCGTCGACTCTCGCGGCGGGCGGGTATTGCAACTGGTCGACTGCCGGCCGGATGCGGGCCGCTACGACGGATGATGTGGCACGGTATGTGATCGTTGACGGTTCGTCTGGTTCTGCCGGGCGTGTCCTGTCCGTGATGCCTGCTCACAGCCACGCGTAAGTAAGACAAGAAGTTCAGCGCGGCGCAGCGCCTATTGACAGAAAGGATATCCTATGGCTGAGCCAGGACTGGGCGATGTCCATGTGGATGCTGCGCTCACTGACCTGTCTATCGCGTATTTCTACGACGAAGGCAATTTCATTTGGCGGCGTGGCGCCCCGGTGGTCGGTTCGCCGATGCAGTCAAACAAGTTCTACACGTTCGATAAGGACCAGCTTCTCAAGACGGAAACCCGGCAGCGGGCACCCGGCACTGAGGCGGCGGTCCGTAACTACAGCCTGTCGACCACGTCGTTCTACTGTCCTGTGCGGGCAGTCGCGCACGACATTTCACGTCAGGTCCGCGCGAACGCCGACCCGGCGCTCGACCCGGAACAGGACGCTGCGAGGCTTCTCGCCCAGGACATGAACATTGCCCTGGAAAACGCGTTCGCTGGCGCAGTGTTCGGTGCGTCGGCGTGGGGCACCACGTATACGGGCGCGTCGAACTATCCGGTGTCCGGCACGAACCAGTGGTCCGACGCGGCGTCGTCTCCGATCGAGGACATTTCGGCCGCGAAGTACGACGTTCTGTCGGCGACAGGGTTCGAACCGAACACGCTGATCCTCGGCGCACAAACCTGGTATAAGGGTCTGGCCCATCATACGGACATTATCAACCGGCTGCCCGATAACGCGCCACGGTTCGCTACCGAACAGTTCCTCGCGAACCTGCTTGGTCTCGACCGGGTGCTTATCTCGAGGGCCGTGTATAACACTGCCGATGAGGGTGCGACCGCTTCGTACAGCATGTCGTTGACGGACAACGCGGTGCTGGCGTATGTGGCACCTAATCCGGGGTTGCGTACCCCGTCAGCCATGTACAGCTTCAGCTGGCGTGGGCTGATTCCGGGTGACATTCAGACCCGCCGGATCGAGATCCCTGAGGCGGACGCTGTGCCGCGGATTGAGGTTGAGACGGCGCTGGATGTGGCTGTTATCACCGGTTCGGATCTCGGTGTCGAGTTCACTGACACGGTCGCATAAGCAGGAGTAGGTCATGAGCGGCGAGCTGGAAATCCGTAAACCGTTGACCTTCCGCGGTAAACGCTATAAGACGGGTCAACGGATTAAACGGCACACGGTCATCAACGCTGTCGGTGAGAACCGTATGCGGTCGATGCTACGGCTCGGAACTATCACGGAGGTTCCAGCTCGCCGCCACCCATCCAAATCGAAGGAGGTTTCAGATGGGCTTCAAGAAGGAGAAAAGACCGCTCCTGACGATGAAGGGAGTGGACTCACGATACGCGAACAAGATGAGGGAGGGGCAGGATCTTCAGTCGTTGACGGGGGCGTCGACGGGAACGGAGATTCGTAACTACGGCCCAACCTATATTCTTGTCACGTCGTCGACTGAGGCGACCGGTGAGACCCTGTCGGGTGCGACCGGCACCAACATCAGCTTTAGTCTGGCGAACCCGGTCGCTGGAGCGCAGAAACAGATCGTCATCGAGAACGACTCGACCGCGATCGTGCAAGTCAGAGTGGCCCCATCCAGCGCGACGTTTATTGCCGGTACGACGATGAACGCGCTCAGGTGGACGACCGGCACGACGGACGTGCCGGCGTGGGTGCAGCTGCTTGGCCTGTCCACTACTGAGTGGGCTGTCGCAGCGATCGCGTCGACGGCTATCGGATACGCAGGATCAACCTACTAACAGGAGAGAACATTGGGTGACAAGTCGGTGCAGACTGATGAGACGGCAGGGGCCCCGACGGTCCCTGCCGAAACTATTCCCGGAAGGTTGAAGGATAAGCTGGCGATCGTGGGGTTCGCTGACGGCCACAGGGATCTGGCCCCGTTCGACGACCCGGATTATGAGATTTGGGGTTTGAACAGGTTGCATGTGGTGCTGCCGGGGAAACGGTTTGACCGCTGGTTCGAGCTGCACCCCATGTCCATGTACGCGGAGGATGAGCAACATCAGAAGTTCCTTGCAGGGTTTGCTGGTGACGTGTTTGTGCGGGGCGACGATTACGGCCGGTATCCGATCCCTAACCAGCGGCTGTTCCCTAAAGGGATTCTGTTGGAGGAGTTCCCGTCGTATTTCACCAACACCATCAGTTGGTTGGTGGCGTTGGCGACGGTGATGGAGTATGAGACTGTGGCGGTGTTCGGTGTCGATATGGCCCAGGATTCCGAGCTGGGGAACGCTGAGTATCAGTGGCAGCGGCCGTCCTGCGAGTTCTTTCTTGGTGTGTTGGCGGGGCGTGGCGTGAATGTGGAGCTGCCGGAAGGCTCCGACCTGCTCAAAAGCTCCCATTTGTATGGGTTTGATGACAATAAGGGCTGGCGTGGCTGGCAGCTAGCACGCCACGGCGAGTTGGGTAAACGCAAGCAGACGCATTATGAGGAGATCGGGAAGGTTGACGCGGAGATCCACCGGTTGGAGGGTGTGAAACGTCAGCATGAGCAGGCGGTGCAGCAGTTGGCGGGGGCGCAGGCTGAGGTGCAGTATCTGTTGAAGAATTTCACGCCGAACAGGGCGGAAGGAGAGGGCTGATGGGACGGCATGTGGAGCGGGTGACGTTGGCGGATGCCACGTCGACGGGTAAAACGTCGGTGGCGACGTTCAATGTTCCGGTCGGTACGGTGGTTGGTGCAGTGTTGAATAACCCGACGACGTTGACGGTCGACTGGCGAATCCAGGGTGGTTTGGGTGGAGCCTGGTTTGATCTGTCTACCCTGTCGACGGATTCGACGGGTATCGTCGCCACGTTTTCGACTGTGTCCGATAAGGTGTTCGATCGGGTGCGGATCGACGTGAATTCGAACGATGTAACGTCGACGTCGAATAGCACCTTGTCGTGGATGATCGCGATCCGGTGATGGCTTCCACGTCCGACGCTGACACGGTCCGCAGGCTGATTTACGGCGGGTCCACGAGGAGCGGCACGTTGTCGACGGCCGATGTGGACTGGTATGTGGATGCCGAACCGAACGTGTATCTGGCGGGGGCTGAGGCCGCTGCGGCGGAGGCTTCGGTGAACGCCGACCTGGCCGAAAAGGCGGTGGGTGATCTGCGTATCCGGTACGGCGAAACGGCCCGTGGTTGGGATGCCGTGTACCGGCGGCTGCGGCGTAGGGGTTTGCGGAAGGTGAAAGCGCATTCCGGTGGCATTTCGGTGGCTGGTAAGGACACGGCATACAGTGATTCGGATTGGGATCAGCCGGCCTCGCGTCTGGGTGTGCACGATTTTGATAACAGCACCGGCGGATCGACGTGGTATGGCTGATGGCGTGGGTTGACGCACTTTCCGGCCTGATGGCAGACACCGTACGGGTGACACCGCTGTCGGGCCTGTCGACGGACGGGTATGGGACACCAACTTACGGGACCGCGTCAACGTATACGGCGAGGATCAGCCGGGAGCAGAAGCTTGTGCGCACGTTGGAGGGTACGGAGGAGACCGCGACGGCGCAGGTGTGGGTGAAATCCACGTCCACGTTCGATCCGGCCACCCGGTTCGAGCTGCCCACCTCGACGGGTGGTTGGACGGCTGAACCGTTGATGGCTGTTGAGGCCTATCCGGATGAGGACGGGGTGGCGTTCGTGAAACTGTATTTCGGAGGATAAATGCCGGTACGTGCGTCAGGTGACACAGCATTCTCGATCAAGGGTATCAAGAACGTTGAACGCACCCTAAAACGGATCGCCCGCGCCACAGCCGCCGAGATGCCGTCGGCGTTGTATGAGGCGGGTGAGGGGATCATGCGCCAGTCGAAAGAGATCGTCCCGGTGAAGACAAGCGCGTTGAAAAACTCCGGTCGGGTGCATGACCCGGAAACCCGCGGCGGCAGCATCAGGGTGCAACTGTCATACGGTGGCGCCGCATCCGACTACGCGATCGTCCAGCATGAACGCACCGACTATAACCATCCGGGTCAGGGTGAACCCAAATACCTGCAACGGCCACTCAACGAAGCCCGCACAAAACTCGCCCGCCAGCTCGGTGACAAAGCGAAGGTGGTGATCCGCCGTGCTGCTCGATGACCTCGCCACCTACCTCGCCGCACAATCCACCGCCCTCACCGTACTGACCGGGTCAGGCGGAAATCTAGCGAAAGCTATCCAACTGGAAAACGACTACTGGCCGGACACCGTTATTTCACTCTACGAGAAACCCGGCTCCGGGACCGTGTTCACCATGTCCACCAGCACGTCGAAGGCGGACAGGGCATGGCTTATCCACTCCGTGCAGGCGCTGTCACGGTCAACCTCATATGAGACGGCACGCACCAAAGCTGGTGCGGTCGATGGGCTGCTTGACGGTTTGAGTGGGCATTTGCCAACCAGTTCAGGCACCAAGATCCTTGCAGCCTCGGCGGACCAGCCGCCATACCACCTCGGCAGAGACAAAAACGAGCGGCATTTGGTGACACAGAATTTTACGATCTGGCGGGAAGCGACATGATGGACCCGGCACTTGTCGCAGCCCTCGACCAGCTCCAAGCGACCGTCGCGATGAACGCAAAAACCCTTAAAGTCATTTTCGACCAGTACACGGCAGCCGGGTTTAGCGACGAGCAGGCGACCGTGTTCACACAATCCATGCTCGATTATGCGCTGCAAGGCCGGTTGATGGGAGACGACGATGAGACTCTTTGAGGTCCGTTGCTCCGGTGTGCCGCGAAGGTTCGGGCAGCAGCCCTCCTGCCGCCAACTGCTGTTCAAAGTGTCGGAAGAATCGGAGGGCCACATTGAGATCAAATGCCCCAGATGCAAACTACTCAACCGGCTAGAGGTTGGGGTAATGTCCTATAGCACAGGAAGGATAAGTTATGGCTGAACTTTCAGGACGTGGCGGACACGTCACTTACGGGGGCGTGAACGTCGCCCGAGTGTCGGCATGGAACAGCGATATTGACACGAACATGCTGGATGTTACAGCAATGTCCACGAGCACGGGTGCACAGTTCCGGGAGTATGTTGCTGGTTTGACCGGCGGCAACTTTTCGATCGACTGCTACTGGGACATTTCGTCTACGGCGTCGAACGCGCAGAAAAGCATGATCGATAATCTGCTTGCCGCGACGACAGCGGCGGTGGTGTTGGAGTTCGATAAGGCCGGCGGCGGCAAACTGTCCGGCAACAGCTATCTGAACCGCATGTCCGGCAGTGTGGATATCGACGGGACCGCGGACATCAGTTTCGATGGGACGTTCACCGGCACGATTTCGCTGACGACGACCACCTGATAGGAGACGCTTATGGCTGGACCCTATGCAGGAAAGCAGGGCAGGGTCAGGTTCACGTCAGCGACCGCGACCTCGTCCACGGATAATGCGGGGACGTTGTCGACGGACGGTGTGACTTTGTCGATCGACAGTACGGCGAAGATCCCGTGGAACCGTGGCAATTCGACCGCGTTGAAGGTGTTCCACGAATCGACGGCCGTTAGTAGCACTCAGTGGGATCTGGTCAACTGGCTGACCGGAACGGTGCGGTTCACGACCGCATGGTCGACGGCGGACACGTACACGCTGGACGTGGAAACATTGTCCGCCAGCTATTTGGGTGATGTGCGCGGCTGGTCCGCTGATGTTGATTATGGGATGGCGGATGTCACCACGTTTTCTACGTCGACGGCGGACGCGCAGTTCCGTAAGTTCGTTCCGACGTTGGGTGGCGGCACGGTCACCTTGAACCGGGTCGTGTCCGGCGACTCCACCAGCTTTTTCGCGTTTGATCGTTTGAACGCGGATCAGGATGTGGTGTTGGAGCTGGTGGCGGACGGCTCGACCGGTGACATTCTTACTGCGTTTGGTCGCGTGTCGAGGGATTCGTTGAGTGATCCTGTTGATGGGATTGTGGGCGAGGACGTTGAGGTGCAGTTGGACGGCAACATCGTGTTCTCGACCCGATGAAAGGAAACTTGGATTAGGTGACTTCTTATCAAAGGTTCGTGACAAAAGTTTATTTAGACAGCAAGGAGCATTGCGTATGAGTGATAAGACGAGAGACCGTATCCTGAACCTCACGGTGCCGTCGGAGACGGTGGAGTTTCAGGGCATCCAGGTGGAGGTGCGTGGTATGACGATCGCGCAGCAACAGAAGTTCCTGGTTGCCCTGTCGAATAAGGACGGTGATGTGGATCGGGAACGGTTCACGGCGGAGCTGCTGATCGCCACCGTCTACGAGGGCGACAGCCCGGTGTTTGAGCCGGCGGACCGTGACCGTATTCAGGGTTTGCCGGCGCATGTGTTGCGTCCTCTGATTGAGGCGGCGAACCGTGTGGCCGGGTTTGGTGTGAGTGTGGAGGAGGCGGGAAAAGGCTGAGGCGGCATCCGGATTTGAGGTATCGGATGGAGCTGGCGGAACGGTTAGGTATGACGAGGGTGGAGTTGGAATCAAGGATGGGTGTGGGCGAATTGGCGGAGTGGGCGGCGTTGGATGAACGTAGGGCGGCGGAGCGGAAACGTGCCGAGGAGAAAGCGAAGCGTAGGCGGCGCTGATGGCGTTTAATGTCGGTAACCTTGTAGCGTCGTTGCGGTTGGACGCCGACCAGTTTGAGCGTGGTGTGCGTGGCGCGCAACGGGACTTGGACCGGTTGGAGCGCCCGACCGGCCGGGTAGCGTCCAGTATGGGGAGGCTCAAGGGCGCGGTGATGGCTGCCGGTGGGGCGTTCGCCGCCGCCCAGATCGGCCGTTTCGCGATGGACACCGTCCACGCCGCATCCAACCTCGAAGAATCAATGAACGCTGTGCAGGTGGTGTTCGGTGAAGCCTCCTCAACCGTTTTGGATTTCGCTGCGGACACTGAGGACGCTGTGTTCGTCGCTGAATCCGAACTGAATCAGATGGCGACCGTCACCGGCGCACTGTTACAGAACTTCGGTTTCGGTGCGCAGGACGCAGCCGATTCGACGGTGATGCTGGGTGAACGTGCGGCGGATATGGCGTCGGTGTTCAACACTGACGTGTCTGAAGCGTTGACTGCGATTAATGCGGCGTTGCGGGGGGAGACTGAACCGATCCGCCGTTTCGGTGTGAACGTCGATGAGGCCACCGCGAAGGCTAAGGCGTTGGAGATGGGTTTGTGGGACGGTACCGGCGCGATGGACATGAACGCGAAGGTCGCTGCCCGTCTGGCGTTGATTATGGAGCAGACCGCGAAGGTGCAAGGGGACGCGGCGAACACGGCCGACAGTTTCGCGAACCGTCAACGTGCGTTGAATGAACAATGGGAGAAAGCAAAGGTCCAGATCGGTGAGGCCCTGATGCCGGTCATGGAAGACCTGTTGCCGTTGCTGATAGATGCTGCACCGGCTGTCGGTGATATCGCTGCAAAGATCGCGAACACGCTTGTGCCGATTCTCTCTGACCTTATCCCGCTGATTGAGAAGGTCGGTTTTGTGTTCGGTGGTGTGTTCGGCACAGGCCCCGGATCACTGTTCGGGACGATCGGTGGAGTGCTGGGGGCACCCTTCGACGCTGCCGCCGGCAACATGGAAACGTTCAAGAACACGTTTATCGGCAACATTGACGAACTGAAAGATGCTGTTCGGGCGTTCGAACAAACGCAACGGGACGAACGTGCCGCATCGTTCGCTGCGGACCGGCAAGCGGCGTTCGCTACGGAGGAACGGTCACGAAGGTTACAGGAACTGGCACGGCGGGCACGGATGGCTGCGGACGGTTCTTATGAGCTAGTGCAGGCGTCGATCCGGTCGGCGGTTGAGCAGCGTGCTGCGGCACGTGCAGCTGAGTATGGGGTTGACGCATATGATTCTCATACGGATTCGGTGCGGCGGTTGATCGCCGCCGAAAGGCAGCTTGCGGATCAGCGGCGTGCGGCAGCCGACCCAGCATTTGCGCTGCTCCGCGCCGAACAGCAGCTAGCGGACGCCGAAGCCGAACTGATCCGGTTGCGGCAGGAAGGTGCCGTCGGTACGCAGGCGTGGGAGGACGCCACTATCGACGCGATGCGGGCACAGTTGGATATGGATGCGGCCGTCGCGAATCTGCGAGGCACGTTCGGGAACTGGCTGCCGGTGGTCGAGGCGCTAGCGTCGTCGCTCGGGTTGACCCGCTCCGAAGTGGATGCGTTGATCGCGTCGATTCAACGGTTGAATGCGACACCGACGGT